TCCACTTATATAGCAACTCAGTTCAAGCCACATGTGGCCAAGACAATATATGATATGACCAGCTCCAAAGTGGTCTTTGATAGTTCTTGCGGGTGGGGCGATCGCCTAGCGGGGTTTTATTGCTCTGATGCCACTCATTACTATGGTTGTGACCCAAACGATCAAACATTTGAGATGTATAAAAAACAATGTTCGATGTATGAGAAGATTTTGGGGTCGGAACCACATATTGCTGAATGGGATAAAGATTATTTTACTGCCAAAGGCAAGAAAGAAGTCCATATATGGAGGTGCCCGGCAGAAGACTTGGATTATAGTATTCTGCCCAAAATCGACTGTGCTTTCACTTCTCCTCCCTACTTTTCAACAGAGCTATACAACTCTAGGGGCAAACATGTTGCAGACCAATCTTGGAAGAGGTATGATACTTATGAAAAATGGAGAGACAACTTTTATCTCCCAGTGAACGAAAAAACGTTTGAAAAACTAAAAGACGGCGGTATCCAAATCGTCAATATAATGGACCCAAAGGTAAAAGGGACCAGATACTATGCTTCCGACCATCTAATAGACGAAATGACTAAATATAAGGACTGTAGGTTTATTGGGCAGCTTGGAATGAGGATTATGACCCGTCCAAGAAATATTCCCAAAACAACTCTTCTCCAGTTGTATGAAAAAGCATATATTGAGCCAATGTGGGCATTTGGGAAAAACAGAAAAACTTTGATTATAGAGGAAGGTGGGAAACTAGAAGCTTTTATGACATAGGAGCCAAATGGCTTACGATTTCTTCCCAAAGTCTGTTGCCGAGATAGAAAAAGAGCTGAAGCGGTATCCAGAGAACTATTTGTCTGAAGTTGTAAGATTGTTCTCCTTTCTTCAAAAAGAGAGCCCAACGCCGATCAACATTGATAAAACAAAGATGATAAACGTCAATGTATCTCGACAAATAAAAAGCAAATATGATATCGGAAAGATCAGCAGAGGAGCCAGTCTCAGGCACCTTAGGTTAAGATTTGGCAATGGTTCTTCTGGTGGGAGAGGGGTCAATAATAAAGGAGCCTCCTTTGAGGGCGACTTCCTAAAAGATTTGGTTGACTGGTGGGCGGGAAATGAAGATAACATAAGTGAAAAAACTCTTAGTGCCATTCAAGATTTAGACCAGACATATAATCTTAGCAAATCATCAAAGTTCGATGTTATAGCAGAAGGAAGGGCAAATACCAAGAGGCCTTTGGTTTTCTCGGACAACGGCATTACACTGCTCAATCCAAAGGGGGGAGGATATGATGTTGGGAAAAGTGTTAGCGACATTACCCTGAATACTAGTTTTGAAACTATTTTCTTGAGCCTAAAGACCGGATCCACCGTTACCTTTTTCAATGTGGGGCTGAGAACTATTCTAACACCAAACGAGATCAAAGCAGGAAAAATAACTGATACAAATGGAAAGAAGTTGTTGGCATTATTTGGTCTTGATCAAACTCTATTTTGTGATATATTCAATGGAAAGGCGGCCGGATCCGTTGACGCCAACTCAAAGGCCAAAACTGCTGATATAGAAAAGCTTCTCCGATCTGGTATTGGGTATGGCTACCATATTATCCACGACTTCCCCAAATATATTCTTTCCAAAAAAATGAGCAAATCTGCCATGGAAAAGGCAGCTGATATTGGGCCCATTACAGTTTATTATGGCGGCCTGACTGGTGACGGAAGGAGAATAGACATAAAGTTTGATTCCCCAACATATTCATTCAAGCTGAACATTCGTGATACACAAGGAAATGACGGATATCCAACACGACTAATGTGCGATTTTACTTACCGATAAGATTGAGAGCATAAAATGAAAAAGAAAAAAGAAATAGTCGGAACAATCGACGTACTTATAAAAACAGCTATAGAAACTGCGGCCAATAGTAACTATTGTATTGAATGCCAATATTCGTATTTGAGACCAGACGGAATGACTGGGTATTGTAAATATCCGATGAAGGCTGATCAAATGCATCCAAAAACTATAGAAGCATATTCAACCTGCCAACATTGGGAAAAAAAATGTTAGACTTTACAAAATACTTGGAAGAAAGCTGGTTTGGATCCAAAGGAAAGAATCTTCATATAACGCATTTGGAAGATTTGGTGTTTGATGGTGTTACTAATGCTAGAAATGCCATCAGCTTTCTTCAATCGCTCAGAGATATGTTGGCCGGCCACACTTCGGCGCCGCATCTAAACTTGAGTTCGAAATACGACGGGGCCCCTTCTTTGTTCGCAGGAATCAATCCAGAAAATGGCAAATTCTTTGTTGGGACCAAAGGAGTTTTCAATAAGAATGCCAAGCTAAACTATACTTCTTCTGATATAGACCAAAATCATCCCGGCTCAGGACTAAACTCAAAACTAAAGATAGCACTAAGGTATCTCCCAGAGTTGGGCATAAGGGGCGTGGTCCAAGGAGATATGATGTTTACTAATAGTGATTTGAAAATGGAAAAACTGGATGGGGAATCCTATATAACATTCCAACCTAATACCATCGTATATGCCATTCCGGCAAATACAACTTTGGCCAAACAAATAACGAATGCTAAAATGGGCGTAGTTTGGCATACAGAATATTATGGGTCAAAACTGGAGAATATGACGGCCACCTATAATGTATCTATTGGACAGTTCAAGCCAAGCAGGAATGTTTGGTTCCGTGATGCCCGATTGGTCGATTTGGCAGGAACCATAACATTTACTATTGACCAAACAAAGCAGGTTACAGATATTTTATCAAGAGCGGGAGTCTTATTCCAACAAATCTCATCCAGAACATTCAATGAAATAAACGAGAACCAAACCTATAAAACTCTAATAATGACCTATAATAACTCAAAGGTTAGAGAAGGAGAGAAAATCACCAACACAGGATTACATGTGAGTGGGATGATCAAGTGGATTGACTCTAAGTATAATGAATCAATATTGGCTGCCAAGAAGGAAGATACAAAAAAGAAAAGAACTACAGAAAAGAATACTGTTATAAGATTTTTCAAGTCAAACTCTATTCAACTCAGGATGATATTTGATCTCCAAAATCTGATTGTTGAGGCGAAAACTCTTATCCTAAATAAGCTTGACCAAACAAAACAAGCGGCGGGCACATTTACCAGAGATGAAAATGGGCTCAAAGTAACAAAACCAGAGGGATTCGTTGTTTCAGATATGATAAATGGTAATGTGGTGAAGCTGGTTGACCGTCTTTCTTTCAGCCACCAGAATTTCAATACAACAAAAGATTGGGCAGCCTAATAATGAAGTCTTTCAAAGAGTTTAGGAAAAACAAAATAGAGCCAAAGGGCACTTTGAATGTCTTTGACGTGGATGAAACTCTTTTCAAGACGTTCTCTACAATCAAAGTTATGAAAGATGGTCACCTTATAAAGTCTCTAACAAATCAAGAGTTCAACACTTACAAAATAGGAAAGGGAGAAACCTATGATTTTGGTCAGTTTAGAGATGCTGCTCACTTCAAAGCAACTTCCAAACCCATGACCAATATGATTGATAGAGCAAAAAATATCATTGATAAACAGAACAAACATTCTAAGACTATTTTACTAACTGCCAGAGCAGATTTTGATGACCGCGAGATGTTCCTCCAGACATTCAGAGACCACGGGTTTCCAATAGACCAAACCCATGTGGAAAGAGCAGGAAATATAGGGCAGCTCAACCCTAATATAAGAGCCAATATTACCAAGATGGTTGTCCTTAGAAAGTATATCAACAGCGGCAAATATAACAAGATTAGAATATATGATGATAGTAAAACTAACCTGGATAGTATAGTGAAGTTGGGAGGGATCCACCCCAATGTAAAGATAGAGCCTTGGTTGGTCAATCATGACGGAACTATAAAAAAACATAAATAAATAATAGCAACCTGTAGAGGGGAAATGTGGTAAAACGACCAGGAATAGGGTTTTTTGGAAAAGTAAGAATACCAACTATTGGCCACCTATCAGCAATCAATGCCGCCAAAGATATAGCAGGAAAAACCGGCGCTCAACTACATATTGGGCTGACCGGCGCAGCTTCGCCCCTAACTTCCAAAATGAAACATCAACATGCTGAAGCATTATTTGGGCATCCAGTAATGCCAGAGGGGAAGCATACTAATAATATTATCGATTTCTTATCACATATGTCCAAAAAACACCCCGAAGACTTTACTTTGGTTGCTGGAAGCGACCGATCGCACGAATACAAGTCTTTGATGCAAAAGTATAATGGAAAACGTGATCAAAATGGTAATCCAACATTCAAGTTCAAAAAATGGAGAGTCCACGAGGTTCCCGGGGAACGGAAAGAAATAAACAAAGATCCAACCAAAATGAACAAAAATGAGTTGGTCCAATCAGTATCAGCTTCTAAACTTGAAAAAATAGCCAAGGATGGAAACTATAATCACTTCAAAGCATACCATCCGGGACTGCCAGACCTCCACGTCAAAAGAGTATATAACCAAATAAGAGCTGGGTTGGCACTAAAGGAAGAGCTCCAAGTGCCCAAGATTGGAATGACTTTTAGTAGAAAACTAATGCCCCAGCTTGGCAAATCCGAAAAGGGGTTTTTATCGTATCTCCAAAAGAATGATATTGATTATTCGAAAAAACATATTGCGACTAAAGACCTAAAATCTACACAGTCTGAGTTTGATGATGATAAAATCATTAGCATGATGTTTTCCGACAAAGATACCAAATGTATTATAGTTTCAAATGATAACTATGTATTAGATGGCCACCACAGATGGTTGGCAGATCATAACTCGGGAGAAAAAACAACAGAAGCATATGTTATTGACGCTCCTATATTGGAGTTGATGAGAATAGCCAAAGAATATCAAAATAGTCTGAATGAGGGGATTACTAGGAAAGACTTTGGTCCTATGTTGGCCTCATTCGTAAGCTTTGCTTCTGACCGCCTGGGCATCAAATCATTGCCTAATATTGAATATCAAGATGGAGCAGAAGGGCAAAGCAGCTTTGGCGCTTATAACCCAACCGAGAAAACAATCAAAGTCGTGACTAAAAACAGGCAGATTTTGGATGTTATGAGGACTTTATCGCACGAGTTGATCCACCATAAACAAAATGAAGATGGGAGGATTATCGATATAGCAAAAGAAGGATCCACTGGGTCAGAAATAGAAAATGAGGCTAATGCTAAAGCTGGCGTTATAATGAGACATTGGGGCAAAAAGAACCCCGATCATTTCAAGCTTCCCGGATTAGTGGAAAATGCTGCCATATTTGTAGTTGGAGGGCCTTGTTCGGGGAAAGATAAGATCATCAAGACTTTGAAAGAACATTTGAAGATTGATGAACTTGATATACAAACTGTTGGCAAAGT